CACGCTATTTACGTCACGAGAGGTACGTTGCTGGTCGTAACAAACGATATACGTGGATCAACACAGGCTGGGACCTTTACAGGATCAGCGGTGCGGAGTCACAGAATGTCTATGCTACGATCGTTAACGGCTTCGTGAACCCTATAATCGGTGATTACTCCGATGATGAGGCGATGCGCGCAGAAGCGATCCTTGATGCTATGTCAGCAGTTAAGGATCAAAGGTGGAACGCCGGCGTGATGTTAGCCGAGTCCAAAGGCGTGGCAGAAATGGCAGAGGGCGTATTGCAGCTCATTGCCGATACCAGGCGGGCTCTTCGAAAGAAGCAGTTCAAACAGGCTTACACCCATTTTCGGAGAAAGACCAAATACATGTCTTATCCCGAGTGGAAGCGTAAGTACTGGGCCCAGGTACGTAGGGACAAAGCGTTTGATAAAGCCGGTACCATACCTGGTACGTGGCTATATTACCACTTTGGCCTGAAGCCGACCATAGATGACATCACCGATGCAGCAGACGATTTTGCTCTGCGTAAGACGGATCTTGCCTTCGGGCAAGGTGGTGTTGTACATGGGTATGCAAAGAAAACAACTAAAAGGACCTCTTACGGTTATCAGAACGCGCATGTACAAGCGTACTCTGGTGACTTCGAGATGACAGCCCTCCATTCTGTGCGTGTTGTGATACGCGTGCAGCCTAAGGCGAGTTTCCTTAATAAGTTGTCGAGCCTCGGGGTAACGAACCCCCCAGAAGCGGCATGGAACGCTGTTCCATTTTCGTGGTTTGTGGACTACTTCACCTCCTTTGGTGAGTGGTTGGGTGCTCTAGATACGGGTTTAGGATGGGAGTTTGCGGAGACATGGACCGAATCTTGGCGTACAGCTGCCAAGGTTACGTTCAGCCCGCGAAGTGGCAACTCAGTTTTTTATGAGTGGCCGTCCCAGAACAGTGTGTATAACTTGAAGGTGCTTAATCGCATAGTCAAGAAAGACCTATACGGTCCTATGGGCACTGTTCTCCCGCATTTCGAAAGAAAAGGTCCTTCGGTACAGCGCATAGCTAATGCACTGTCAGTCGCGGCTTCCTTGTTTAAAGGTAGTCGTGGTCCATCACGGTGAGGCGATTATGCCGAACCATTACCCCGCTTTACAGGAGCATAAAACCTATGTCCATGTCAAACATCGTCGTAAATGACGTATCAACACCGACCCCGATTGCCCACACGTTTGTTCCCGTCGCTGACGGTGCAAACGCTAAATGGGTCAACGGCAGCGGCGCGCAGACTTTGAAGGGCCAAGAAACACTTGGTCTTGATATCAAGCGCGCAACTGATGCTCGGAGTGCCAACACCGCACGTCTCACCTTGTGGGATCCGACGGAGGTGGCAGCTGTAGACGGTACCTATGGTGTCAAATATGGCAATTCGGCAGATCTGCGTTTCAACTTTGCTCAAGGAGCTACTGCTCAAGAGCGCGCAAATTCGTTCGAAATTGCTATCAATGCAGCAATTGCAAAGAAAGCTGACATCATCGGCCTGCTTGCCCAGTTCTAATGGCTTGCAGGTACCGTAAACCGGCCGCTTCTACAGCGGCTTACAGCCAGGATGTTGTTTACATTAGCAACATCGTCAGAGGGACATTACAATGTATCACTCACCTCCTAACCCTTACCGGGTTATTGACAATCGTGCTTCTTTTGACCTTGAGTCGTTCTTTCGACGTGTCTTTGACAGCGTCGGGTTCGACCCCGCGGAGCACTGCACAGTTGGCGAACCAGGCGAGTACACCGGCACCGCAAGGTGTGGTGGTCTTACCTATCAGTTCGCATTAAAACACTATGCACGCGAAGTAATGAGCAAGTTTGATGACAAGAAACCGTCATCCGATGAGCTCAAAACAAAGGCAGCCCTTAGCAGATTTGCTGAGGCGGAAGCGTTATGTGCCGAAACCAATGTGCGATTCGAGACGTACTTTTATGGTCACCGCCCTGCCAATGAGCAGGTCTCACGCGTAATTGTACGCGCAAGAGAGAAAATCGGTAAACTATTAAGTCGTATCGATTGGGATCGGGTCAGATCGGGTTTCACCTTTACCAGCGGGGGCAGTGTTAAGCTCCCGAAGGCGCGGGGCACTCCGATTCACAAATATTCATCTAACATTGAAGCGACAGCAACAAACTTCAACACCGTCTCGAATGTTTTCCATTCGACTCTCGTCAGAGAGGGCTTTGCCGATGGGCCCGAGGTTGTGATCGTCCCGGGTAACAAGTTGACCTGTGTTCCGAAGAACTACAAGACTCACCGAATAATTGGTGGTGAACCTTCAGGTGCTATGTACCTACAGAAGGGCCTCCATAAGGAGCTAAGAAGGCTCTTGCGTTCGGTTGGCATAGATCTTTCCAGCCAAACGCCAAATCAAGAATGGGCCCAGTTCGGGTCTAAGACGGGTTTGGTTGCTACGGTTGATATGTCAATGGCCTCCGATACCGTCGCTAAGACGGTTGTTGAGTGGTTTTTGAGTTTGAATCCTGACGTATTGTCGTTTCTTGAAAAAGTACGCAGTACGAAAGGAGGGTTCGCTGA